AGGTGGTATATTAATCAATATGTCTTATGGCGGGGAAGGAAGTTCTGGTAGAGTTTTGAGTGAAGAAACAAAAGAAAAAATAAGACAAAAAAATAAAAATAAAAAACTAACAAAAGAACAAAAGGAATTAATTTCTAAACAAGTGTCTCAAAGAAGGTGGTGGAATAATGGTGAGGTGGATAAACATACTATTGAATGTCCCGGTGACGAATGGGTGTTGGGGAGATTATATTCAAGAAAATTGACTGATGAAGAAATAGAAAATCTTAGAAAAATAAACACAGGTAAGTATGTGAGTGAAGAAACTCGTCAAAAACAAAGTGAGTTGCGGAGAGGTAAAAAACTTACCGATGAGCATAAGAAAAAAATTGGAGAAACAACTAAAAAATTAGGTCTTAAACCTCCGTCAAGTAAAGGAAAAAAATGGTGGAATAATGGCATTATAGAAAAGTTATGCTTTGAATGTCCAGGTGAAGAATGGGTAAAGGGTAGGTGTCCAGTTGTAAAAGTGTCCTAACGATGCCTTGATGGTCTTCGTGGGAGTCTATAATACTTACATATCGCAAAACTCCTAATGTCTGTTAATTTTGAAATTAAAGGAATGCTTGCTCGTCTTCTTGCCACAGAAGATTTGATTGTTGAGCATAAAAAAGTGGAGACTGCTTGTTTTAATGTTTATACACGAGTTCTTACTTTACCGATGTGGGAGCGTGCTTCTAATAATGTTTATGACCTTTTGTTAAGTCATGAGGCGGCCCACGCAATTTATACAGATAATATTGACTGGACAAAAGATTATAAAATTCCCCCGCAGTTTGTGAATGTGGTGGAGGATGCTCGCATTGAGAAATTGATGAAACGTCGTTATGCTGGTCTGGCAAAGACTTTCTTCAATGGTTACAAGGAGCTTGCCGATGAAGATTTCTTTCAAATTAAAGATGACAAACTAGAGACCTATAACCTCGCAGACCGTGCAAACCTGTGGTTCAAAATTGGCAACTATGTTGATGTGCCGATTGAGCGTGGTGAGGAGACTGAAATCATTAATATGATTGCCGATACTGAGACCTTTGCGGATGTTTTGATTGCCGCAGAGGCACTCTACAAGTATTGTAAGCAAAAGCAACAGGAAGAAACTAAGACTCCGATGGACAATCTGGAATCTCAATCTTCTGGTGCAAGTCAACAACCTGCCTCTGATTTTTCTGATCAGCAGGAAGGTGAGAATGACCAACCCGAATCTGGTGGGGAATCTCAAACTCCCGCAACCAGTGAAACTGGACAGGAGAAGCAACCTACTTCTCAGGGTGGTAAGACTAATGAAGATCCAGAAGTCAAGACGATGGAATCTTTGGAAGATGCTCTAAAAGATCTTGTTAATAATGATGGGTATGAGAATGTCTATCTGGAACTGCCTCAACTGGATCTTGATAAGGTGATTGTACCCAACTCTGAAATTCACGATAGGTGTAAAGAATATTGGGATGACTTTATTGAAAATCGAGAGACTACCTATGAAAACGTATTTGGTGTAGTTGATAAGAAATTTGCGGAATTCAAACGTTCTGCACAGAAAGAAGTAAACTACCTGGTCAAAGAGTTTGAGTGTCGTAAGGCAGCAGACTCCTATGCCCGTGCCACTACTGCTCGCACTGGTGTTCTGGATTGCACCAAACTTCATACCTACAAATATAATGAAGACCTTTTCAAGAAAGTTACTACTCTTGCCGATGGTAAGAATCACGGTCTGGTGTTTGTCCTGGACTGGTCTGGATCTATGTCAGAGGTAATGCTTGATACTGTTAAGCAACTTTTCAATCTTGTTTGGTTTTGCAGAAAAGTTTCTATTCCATTTGAGGTTTATGCATTCACTACTGATTATCCTCTGGTGAAATATGATGAGCAGCATAAAGCAAATCTCCGTGAACTTGCTTACACTAAAAAGGATGGACTGATTCAGGTTGGGGAATGGTTTTCTATGATGAATCTTCTTACCAGCAAAGTGAACAGTAAAACTCTTGAAGAGCAGATGAAGAATATTTTTCGTCTTGCTACTTCTTTCCGTTATGGTGGATACAATGTGCAATATGGTGCTCCTAATGGACTGTCCCTTTCTGGAACTCCTTTGAATGAATCTCTGATTTCTCTTCATCAGATTCTTCCAAAGTTTAAGCAAGAAAATAAACTACAAAAAGTTCAGTGTGTAATTCTGACTGACGGTGAAGGTGCTCCTTTGAAATATCATCGTGAAATCCAACGGCACTGGGAGCAAGAACCTTATATGGGGATTGCTCACATTGGACCTACTGCGTTTATTCGTGATCGTAAGACGGGTATGACTTATTCTTGCGATTGTGAATGGCACCAATTTACTGATATTCTTCTGCATAATCTGCGGGATAAATTTGCGGACATTAACTTTATTGGTATTCGTGTGCTTGAATCCCGCGATGCTGGATTTTTCATTCGCCGCTATTGTGGATACTATGGACCTAATTATGAAAAAGTAATGACTACTTGGAAAAAGGAAAAAGCATTTACTATCAAAGAGTCTGGATATCATTCTTACTTTGGACTTTCTGCCGCAACTCTTTCTCAGGAATCTGAGTTTGAAGTTGCTGAGTGTGCCACCAAATCTCAAATTAAATCTGCTTTTGTGAAGAGTCTGAAATCTAAGAATATGAATAAGAAGATTCTTGGTGAGTTTATTTCTTTAGTAGCATAAATACTCTTACAGAATTCTATTACAAACAATGAGTAGATTTACAGACCTATTCCAACCAAAACCAGCACCAGAAGCACTAGTTGTTAAAAAAAAGGAAGTGGTTGCTAAATCTGATAATGTTGTAGAAGATGGAAAAGTAAAAAATAAATAAATAAAGAAAACTATAAAAAATTCATATGGATTTCCAACAAGTTCAAGATATCCGCCTCATGTACGAGGCGGTTTATAATCATGAATTGAGAGAAAAGGCAGAAGAATATAATAATACTGTTTATGATGAAGATATTGTCGAAGTTGCTACAGAGTATTTTTACACTTATGGATTAAATTCTGATGGTGTAGATATTTTAATTGAAAAAGTTGGACTTGATAATTTTGTTGAGTTTGTTTATGGTCTTTCCGAAGATCTTGTAGTTCTTACTGAAGCAAGACCAGCGAAAAAAAGAAGACCCGGTGGACCTTCATATGATGAAGTGATGGCAAAAATTAATGAAAGGGAAGCAGCTGCAAAAGAAAAGAGAGAAGCAAAGAAAGAAGCAAGAAAAAAGGCCAGTGTCGCGGCACAAGAACGGACAGAAACTGAGAAGAAAGATCCAGAATCTAGGGGTGCTGATACTGAAGCAAAAGCAGAGCAACCAAAAACAAAAAAACCTGTAAGAGATGCAATTGCGCGCAATATTTTCCGTGCAGTTGATGCTTATAATGCAGGTATGGAGCGCCATAAATCTGCCACTGCAACTGCTGGTCGTCTTGCGAAAGAAACTGGAAAAACTTTAGGAAAAGTTGTTTCTACTACTCATGAAGCAGGTCGCCGTGCTGGTGAACATGTTAAGAAGCATGGTTTAAAATCTCTTGCGAATGAAGAATTTGAATATTGGGTTAATTCTCTTATTGAAGAAGGTTACGATTTGAGTGAATATACTTGGGATGATATGTATGAAATTTACTTAGATGAAGCATCAAGAGGATTACCTGAATCTTTTGACAACTTTGATATTATTCTTGAGTACTTAGTTGCTGAAGGATATGCTGACACTAATCAGTCAGCACTTGTTATCATGGCAAATATGAGTGAAGAGTGGAAGCAGAGTATTGTTGAGTGAAGAGTTGCAAGTGAAACAATGAGTTCTGATGAAAGGAGACGTGCGAGAAATAATGAGTATAGACAAAACAATCCAACATTACCAAGTGGTAATCCAATGGGTCCAAATGCACAGTTGATGAGGCAAAGGGAACATGCCAAAAACAGGGGTGTTAAAAAACGTAAATAGACCACTTTCCAAACTGTCACAAGGGGCACTTACCTGCCCCTTTTTTGTGTGTATAATATGAGAGTTCAAATGAAACACACCTAATTACATCATGTCTCGCAAACCTCCTGTGAACAACGAACAACTCATTTCTGAACTCAAATCTCTGTATGGTACAGAGTTTTCTGCTGGTGATGTTCGCGGTTATTGTGCATCTAAAGGTATTTCTTATCCTACCGTGACTCGTTATCTTGAACCCTTTAAAACTGATCGTGGTCGCTGGAATCTGGAAGTGACCCAAGAACGTGTTGAAGAGATTGAGCGTTCTTATCAAGCACCTCCTGCTCTTCCTGCTGTTGAACAAAATCTTATTCCTGATAAAGATGATACCTTCGTCAAGTTTGGTAACTTTAACGATATTAAGAAAATTATTCAGTCCCGTCTCTTCTATCCTACGTTCATTACGGGTCTTTCGGGTAATGGTAAAACGTTCAGTGTGGAGCAAGCGTGTGCCCAACTCAAGCGTGAATTGATTCGTGTCAACATCACTATCGAAACTGATGAGGATGACTTGATTGGTGGTTTTCGTCTTGTGAATGGTGAAACTGTCTGGCACAATGGTCCCGTTGTGGAAGCACTTGAGCGTGGTGCAATCTTGCTTCTGGATGAGATCGACCTTGCTTCTAATAAGATTCTGTGTCTGCAATCTATTCTGGAAGGTAAAGGTGTTTTCCTGAAAAAGATTGGTAAGTTTGTCAAACCTGCCGCTGGATTCAATGTCTTTGCTACTGCCAACACCAAAGGTAAGGGTAGTGATGATGGTCGTTTCATTGGCACCAATGTGCTTAACGAAGCATTCCTTGAGCGTTTCCCTGTGACCTTCGAGCAGTCTTATCCTGCTCCCAGCACCGAGCAGAAGATCCTTGAGGGTATTGCTCTGGATCTTGGCATCGAAGACCGTGATTTCTGCAAGCGTCTTTGCGATTGGTCGGACGTGATCCGTAAAACCTTCTACGATGGTGGTATTGAGGAAATCATTAGCACCCGTCGCTTGGTTCATATCATTCGTGCCTATGCTATCTTTAAAGACAAAGCAAAGGCAATTCAAGTTTGTGTAAATCGCTTTGACGATGAAACTAAACAGTCATTCTTGGAACTCTATGACAAAATTGATGTGGACTTTCAACTTCCCAAAGAAGAAAACCCTGAACTTGAATTGACCATTGAGTGAGGTCACGAAGTTTCTTTCTGATAAAACTTCTTTACTGAAAAGTGTTATTCGTATAAATAATAATAGCACTTTTCAGTTTATTATGCCTTATTCAAAAGAACAAAAAATTGAATATAATAAAAAATATCGTCAAAAAATGACGGAAGAACAAAAGGAAGCAAAGCGTCTTGCTGACAGAGAATACTACCATAAAAATAAAGAAAAATGTAATGAACGTAATTTGCGTTATTATGAAAATCACAAAGAACGAATAAAAGAAAATGGAGCGAAAACCAACAAAAAAAGACGCCAAAATTTAAGAGAACAAGCAAAACAAAAACTTGGTGGAAAATGTGTATGGTGTGAAACGACTGAAAATCTTGAATTTGACCATATAGACCCAGCACAAAAATCTTTAACTATCGGAAAACTTGATTGTTCTCTTGAACTATGGTGGAAGGAAGTTGAGAAGTGTCGTCTTCTTTGTAAAATCTGTCACAAAAAACATAGTGATGCTGAAATGGCAGCAAAACACCTCTATTGGATAAATCTTTCTTTTGATGAACGGCAAAAACTTATTCAGCAACAACTTGACCAGGAAGCACAATCCTGATATAATTGGGGAAGGTAAAAAATGTGCCTTCCCCTTATTATGGACAATAGATTTTTAAAAACTGAACCACACATGAGTTCTTCTATGTTTGATCACACACTAAACTTTGGTAGCGATAACTCTGATAATAAAGATAAAATTGAATCTCTCCCATCCCTTACTGCGCCAAAAAAAATTATGAATGAATCCAAAAACCATCTTTGGAAGTATAACGAAGATAAAATCCTTAAGGATATTGAGGATTATGTGACAGGAACTTATGGAAGTCATTATTGTGGTCACAATGAAGAATATAGTGACATCCAAACTATTGATCTGATGGCAGCAAAAGATCTTGCTCCTGGATTCTGTCAGGCAAATATTTTGAAGTATGGTAGTCGCTATGGTGACAAGGATGGTCGCAATAAGCGTGATCTTCTCAAAGTGATTCACTATGCTATGCTGCTCCTTCACTTTGATGGGCATTATTCCCGTAAAGATAATGGTCTGACCGAATTCCGTTGATTATGAAAATCCAAGACAAAACTATGAAACTCTCTGACAACACTCTGACTATCCTCAAAAATTTCGCGAGTATTAACAACTCTATTCTTGTGAAAGAGGGTAACCGCCTTCGCACCATTTCGGTGGCAAAAAATATATTAGCAGAAGCAGATATCACTGAGGAGTTTCCCCGTGATTTTGCTATCTATGATCTCAATCAGTTTCTCAATGGTCTGAGTCTTCATAATGACCCTGATCTGGATTTCAAAGAATATTCTTATCTGAGTATCAAAGAAGGTAAGCGTCGGGTAAAGTATTTCTTTGCCGACCCCAATGTAATTATCTCTCCTCCCGACAAAGACATTCAACTCCCTTCTCAAGATGTTTGCTTCCAACTGGATAGCACTTCTCTGGAGAAACTAGTGAAGGCAGCGGCAGTATATCAATTGCCAGACCTCTCTGCTATTGGTGAGGCAGGTGTCATCAAATTGGTCGTGCGTGATAAGAAGAATGATACTTCTAACGAATACGCTATCGTGGTTGGTGAAACTGATGATGAGTTTACTTTCAACTTCAAAGTAGAAAACATTAAGATTATTCCTGGTGCCTATGATGTGGTTGTCTCTTCTAAACTTTTGTCACAGTTCACGAACACCAAATACAATTTGACCTATTATATTGCTCTAGAACCTGATTCTACTTTTGGTTGATGGAATTTCTTCTTTATCTTTCTACTCAACAGATGGATGTCTATAAAATGGTATCTAACAAAGTTCGAGTAGTTGAAAATGCTCCTATTTGTAAAAAGTATGACATCTTTGGATTCTATAATACTGCAGTAAAACTACTAACAATTTGTACAAGTAAACTAAAACAATCTTCAGACCCGCAAACTAATGTTAATGAGACTTTAATGCATGAGTCTGTTCATGTTGCCCAATCTTGCAAAACTAAATTTGCTTTTTTAGATTCTTTTGGTATTAATCCTTCTCTTATGTCTTTAAGTTATCAAAAAGAGCAAGATCTAAAGAAAGTGATTGCTTTTGATTCTAGACTTAAAAATGTTGATAGGGAAGCATTTTGGATGGAAGATAAACCAGAAAAAGTAAAGTATGTAGTTCAAAAGTATTGTTTCTGATGAATACATTTGTAAGTATTCTTTAGAGGGAAGATTCCAGAAGTAACCCCATTCGCAAGGGCAATGCCAGAAGAATGGAAATTTGATGAAAGCATTGATACCTTTACTGCTTATAAAAGGTATATTGCTTCAAAACCTTGGGTGAAAGATAATTATCTTCGCCTACCTGAAAGAAAACCTGAATGGATCTAAATTATGGCAAGTGAATTCTTATTCTGCGAGAAGTATCGTCCTCAAGTGATTGAGGATTGTATTCTTCCTGATGATACTAAAAAAACATTTAAGGAGTTTGTGGAGAAAGGTGAGATTCCCAACCTTCTTCTTGCAGGTCCTCCTGGTATTGGTAAAACTACAATTGCAAAGGCACTATGTAACGAACTAGGGGCAGATTATTATGTCATCAACGGATCCGACGAAGGGCGTTTCCTGGATACTGTACGGAACCAGGCAAAGAACTTTGCTTCGACCGTCTCACTTACGGGATCTTCTAAACACAAAGTCATCATCATCGATGAGGCAGACAATACCGGTAATGATGTTCAACTCTTACTACGGGCGAATATTGAGGCATTTTATAACAACTGCCGATTCATCTTCACCTGTAACTACAAAAACAAAATCATCGAACCTCTCCACTCCCGATGTGCCGTCATCGACTTCACAATTAAGGGGAAACAGAAACAACAACTCGCAGGAAGTTTCTTCAAGAGAGTTCTCCAAATCCTGGATCAGGAGAAAATTGAATATGATCAAAAAGTCGTTGCTGAACTGGTAACAAAGCACTTTCCCGATTTCAGGCGTGTCCTAAATGAAATCCAGAGATATTCTACTGGGGGAAAAATTGATTCTGGCATTCTTGCATCTTTCTCAGATATTTCAGTAAATGAACTCATCAAAAGTCTCAAAGACAAAAACTTCTCAGAAGTTCGTAAGTGGGTGGTCTCCAACCTTGACAACGATGCTCCTGTTCTACTTCGCAGGATTTATGACGCCTTTTATGATTGCCTTTCACCCCAGTCTATCCCTGCTGCCGTTCTTATTATTGCTAAGTATCAATACCAATGTTGTTTCGTGGCTGACCAAGAAATTAACCTCCTAGCAGCGTTAACTGAAATTATGGTAGAATGTTCTTTTCTTTAAGGTAAATTAAAATGAATGTAAAACTTATTCGTATGTGGTCTGGTGAAGATGTTATTGCAGACCTGATTGATGATACAAGTGATGTTGGAGAAGAAGCAATTGTAATTACTAATCCCATCGTCGCCGTTCCTACTGGTAATGGGCAAATGGGATTTGCTCCATGGTCCCCACTGTTGAAAGGAAAAGATGAAGAACTTAGGGTATCAAAAAAATATGTAGTTTATATTGCAGATACACAAGATCAAATTGTTGAGCAATATCAAGATATGTTTTCGGTGATTAAGGCACCAAGTAAAAAACTTATTATGTGAGGATTGAATGGGAATTTTGAAAATTGATAAGAGTAAGTTGGTAGAGGAAAAGGTGAAGACTACACCTGAAAATGTTCAGGAAGCAAATGAAGCATTGTTTCGTGCTAAAATGACTCTACCTGCTGCCGCAAAACATTGTGGTATGACTCATAAGGAAATGAAAATGACCTTTCTTGAATATTTGAAGTACCATCCTGTTGATTATGAAGAAAATTGAAGTTATTAAAGATGAATCTCGTTTGGAGGTTTATTGTTATCGTACCTTTCTTGATTTTAAGAATTCTGAAGTATTTAATTTTTGGAAAAAAAATAGAAAAAATACAGATGCTGTTAGATCTGTAACTCGTCCATTTTATGATTTAGTTCATTCCCTTTCTGTTCCTTCTGGATTTATTACTGAAAGGGCTTTAGAGAAAAAAAGAAACGATCCTACATGGATGACGTGTAGAGATCACTGTTATTCTCCACAGTTCATTTATCAAATGCTCATGGATAATCATGAAGTATATGTAAATGACTATGAAAAGTATTTTGAAATATTTAAGACAGCATGTATAACAATTGATATCTTATCCGAACAAAATAAAAGTCTGTCATTGTTGACATCAAATCGTAAAGGCGTATATAAAGTTTATGTA